AGAAGCAAAAGACATGACACATGCAGTCAAAATGCTTAACTATGTTAATGATAAAACATTGCTCATACTTATCTCACAGCAGCGCAATCAGTTTGGCTCTATGCACGCTAGCCATATTCCTACTGGCGGAATGGCTGTAAAATTCTTTTCTAGTACCATTATTAAACTATGGTCTAGTGAAGCAGAAGCGTCATCTATTAAAGATAAGATCGCAGTTGGGGATAAACTTATTGAGCAGAAGGTAGGTAGGCCAGTAAACTGGACAATTGACTATAATAAAACGGGGCCACAGTTTATCACAGGGTCTTACGATTTTTATTTCCAGGGAAGCCATGTCGGTGTTGATTGGATCGCAGACCTTGTTGATACCGCAGAAATGCTTGGAGTCATTGAGCGTGGCGGAGCCTGGTATACCGTGTTGGAAGAAAGAATCCAGGGCCGTGCCAATGTTATTGCAAGGGTAAGAGAAGACCTTGATATGCAAGAAGAATTAAGCCGTTTGGTATATGAGAAGATATGATAGATCCAAAACAATTTATCAGAAACTCAGAAGATTCTAGGTCATTAAAAGATATCGATGGATCATTTACTTGTTCAGAGCCAGGGTGCTTTGAAACAGTAACATCAGGAAAGTACGACTCTCAGAATAAAAAAGTATTTTGGAAGTGCCCGAACAACCATATGAACAGCGCAAGGCTGTCATATGAGTGAGAGATCAGAACTTAAAAGAATGGGTGCTAAGGCTCATAAAAATAGTGGTCGCGGGAAATATCAAAAGGCAGATGGAAACACGGAAAGATTTATTGTAGACGTAAAAGAATATTCAAAGTCTATATCTATCAATGAAGATATTTGGGCTAAGATCGTTACCGATTGCCTAAAAACAGATAACACAAAAAACCCTTTACTCATGCTAGTTTTAGGATCTGGAAATCGTAAGACTAGGCTGGCAGTAATAGAGTGGGGGATACTGGAAGAACTATTGGAGGAGTTAGATGGACAACACAATCGACTTGATTAATCAGGTGTCAGAGTTCGCTGACATTCATGATTTTGTCAGAGATGACGGTCTTGATGAAGCAATGGCGGCTATTGTAAAAATTATTTCTAAGCCAGACATACCTCCAACCCAGGCACTAACTCTTATTGCTAAACTGCAGGCTCTATCAGCAAAGTTTGGAATTCTAGCAGCCTGGTATTCTACAGCCGCAAAAGGTCCAACAGGTTCTCCAAATAATATTAAGAAGAATGTTTACTACTCAACAAAGGACTCGCTTGATAAACTTGTAGACTCTCTTAAGTATATAGTAAGGTATAATTTAGGTTAATTATGGCTAAGAATCTAATAGCGTCATTGTTAACGCAACCCAGGGATACAAAGTTAAACTCTAAAAAGTTTATTAAGATGATAAATTCAGCATATCAAAAAAATAATAAGGATAAAGAGTTTAAGAAAAAAGTTAGTTTCGCTCCTAGTACAGTAGGCTATGGTCACGGGACATGCGCTAGATACTGGTGGATAGCATTTAATGGTGCAGAGTTTACAGAGAATATTCCAGCAGCCAATATAGCGTCTATGAATTCAGGGACAGCGGCTCATGAAAGAATAGAAAAATTAATAGAAGAAACTGGGCTATTAAAACAAAATGAGCGAGAAATAAAAAACGTTAGTCCACCCGTTCGTGGATTTGCTGACCTAGTTTTGGAGATTGACGATGAAGAAATTATCGGTGAAATCAAAACCATTAAAGACCAATACTTTATTCAGAGAAAGGGCGAGGGAGTTCCTTCTCCAAGTCATCTTCTTCAATTATTAATATACATGAAAATTGAAGGAGCAGAGGAAGGCTTTGTCCTTTACGAAAATAAGAATGATAATGAACTTTTATGCATCCCAATAAAGATGACTGAAAAAAATAGTGAGTACATTGAGTACGTTTTTGACTGGATGAAAAAAGTTTATGGAATGTATGAGAATAATACTCCTCCAAAAAGAGGGTATACAAAATCTACCTGGACATGTAAAGGTTGCCCCGTATCGGAAGCCTGCCTAGAAAGAGAAGAAGGCGTGGAGAAAGTTCCTAATCTAAAAGTCGGTGTTGAGTGAAAAATTGTATCAACTGCGGTAACCCATTTGAGTCTAATAAAAAGAACCAAAAGTACTGTACTCCTAGTTGCTGTAGACTTGCAACAAATAAAAAGATTATGGAAAAGTACTACGAAAATAAAAAGAGGCTGGGCGGAGAAAAAAGATACTGCTACTGCGGACAACTGCTGAGTAGATATAATGAAAATTTAATTTGCTACCAATGTGAAAAATCTGAGAAAGATAATAGTAGAGAGAATATATTAGAGGTAATTGCCAATGTCGTTAAAAAAACTAATAAAGCAAAACGCTAAAACTGTAATGGGTGTAGATTCATCCACTAACTCTTTTGCCTTTTCTATAGTGGGAGAAGAGCCAATAAAGTGGGGGAAGATAGTTTTTAATGGCAACAATATATATGAAAAGGTAATTGACTGTAGAAATAAAATACAGTTTATAAAAAAAGAAGTTAACCCAGACTACATATGTATTGAGTCCGCAATTATGGTTAAGTCTCAGGCAGTAGCCATCCACATGGCTATGATGGTTGGGGTTTTAGTTTCAGAGTTAGCCGATGAGCCTGGTAGAATTATTACAGTACCTCCATCTTCATGGCAAAACTACATTGGAAATAAAAATTTAACAAAGCAGGAGAAGGCAGAAATTAAACTACAGCATCCAGATAGAACAGACACATGGTACAGAAACTACGCAAGAAATTTAAGAAAACAAAGAACTTTAGATTATTTTAATAACAAGTTTGGAATAGAAGTAGACGACCATGATGTTGGGGATTCATTCGGCTTGGCATATTACGCATACATGAACTTGGTGAATCGTGGCTAAATTATATGAAAGTAAAGCGTATCTGACAAAAAGATATGTCGTAGAAAAAAAAGGCTTAGAGGAAATAGCAAAAGAATGTAATGTAAGTCATCAAACTATTTACAGATATTTGGTAAAATTCGGGTTAATAAGAGATCAAAGAAAGTTTGGTAAGCGATGATAGAAAAAGACTTAGATGAAATGTTTAGGACAACAAATCCAGATGCTCAATTCCATCCAGTAAATAAAACAGAGATGGCTATTCTAGATGAATGCAATAGACTCTCTAATATGTTGATTGAAAAAAATAGAGCATATGGAAACTCAGCACTTGACCCAGTAAGAATTTTTTCACAGGCAGATAATGCAGAGCAATTAAAAGTAAGAATTGATGATAAATTAAGTAGATTCGCTCGCGGTAGAGAATATCAAGGAGATAATGATCTTGACGACCTAATGGGCTATCTGGTATTATTGAGTATAGCAAAGAAGGAGACATGGAAGTAATGCCTCTATATACATTTACATGCATAGAGTGTGAGTCGTCTACTGAACTCATGCTAAAGATTGATGAAAGGGACAGCGCCATCTGTCCAGGCTGTGGAATTAGGATGATCAGGAACATAGATAGTCCAGGAATGGTTTGGGCACCAACTCGCGGTGGTAGCGGATTCGCTACCTGATGATAGGAGAGTCATGGCTAGAAAAAACAATTCCAATCCAGAAGATCGACCTAAGTATCTAGTAAACCCAGATATCTCAGTATTCTATGAACTTAAGTTTGGCAAAGAAGTTATCAAGCCAGGGGATATGCTTAAGTTTAAAGATATTCGTGGTACATTTAGGTTCATACAATTGGCGCATAATATTAAAAAAGATGTTACCTGGATAGATTGTTTTTCTCCTGCTACTGGGGAATATCGTTCCTTCTATGTTGATAAACTAAAAGGAATTGTTCGCGCTAAAAAGAGCATAAGAAAGAAGATGGATGTCTGAATTAGAACTTGCGGATCGCTGGGAACGAATCAATAAAGTTGTTGACCTATTCTTAAAAGGAACAACTAATCCTAACCAGATAGCAAGAGTAACAGGTTTTAAAAGAACAGATGTTCAGGACTATTTAAATGAATGGCGTTCAGTTATTCAGAGTGATAGGCAGATCCAGATGCGTGCTAGAGAGGCTTTGGCTGGTGCGGATAAGCATTACTCTATGCTTATAGAGGAAGGCTGGGATGTTATTAGTCAATCTGGGACTCAAGGAGATCTTTCTAAAAAGACTGCTGGGATTAAACTAGTCGCAGACATACAGCAAAAACAAATAGATATGCTTCAGAAGGCTGGCCTCATTGAAGATAGTGAGGTTGCAGAACAGATAATAGAAACCGAACGTAAGCAGGAGATTCTTGTAAAAATTCTAAAAGAAGTGGTGTCAGATTGCAGCCATTGTAAGAAGGAAGTGTTTACTAGGCTGGAACAGGTTACTGGAAAGGCAGAAGGCTTCTGATGTTCGATGATTTTTTGTCGGCATTGGAGGACGATGAGTTTGAAGAGTACCCCGTATCCATTGAAGAGTTTGTTACAAGTGAACAATATCTAAAACTTCCACCACTTTCATCATATCAGTATCAGTCTATTAGAGCCATGACTCAAATTTATAAGAAAGAAACTTTAGTAAAAATTCTTGGAGAAGAAGAGGGTAATAAAAGATACCGTCAAACCTGCAATGAAGTTATTTTACAACTTGGAAAAGGTAGTGGCAAAGACTATCTATCTACTATCTCCGTGACGTATCTTGTATATTTATTGCTTTGCCTAAAAGATCCCGCAAAGTATTTTGGTAAGCCCCCAGGAGACTCTATTGACATTATCAATATCGCCATTAACTCTGAGCAGGCAAAAAATGTATTCTTCAAAGGGTTTCGTAAAAGAATTGAAGACTCTCCATGGTTCGTAGGAAAATATAACATTACAGCACAGAGTGTTTCGTTTGACAAATCAATTACATGCCACTCTGGTCACTCAGAAAGAGAATCTTGGGAGGGGTACAACGTTATATGCGTTATTCTTGACGAGATATCTGGATTTAGCACAGTATCTACAAGTGGAAATGAGCAATCTAAGACGGGTCAAGCGATCTATGATATGTATAGAGCCTCCGTAGATTCACGATTTCCAGATTTTGGAAAAGTTATTCTTTTATCATTCCCCAGATATAAGAATGACTTTATTCAGCAGCGCTATGAATCGGTAATTGCGGACAAAGACATTGAGATAAAAACTCATACCTTTAAACTAGATGATGAACTAGAAGGAGTTCCAGAGAATGAGTTCACCATTGAGTGGGAGGAAGATAATATTAATGCCTATAGATATCCAAAGGTTTTTGCCCTACGCCGACCCACATGGGAAGTGAATCCAACAAGATCTATAGATGACTTTAAGATTGCATTTTTTAACAACCCTGTAGATGCTCTTGGAAGATTTGCTTGTATGCCAGCAGATGCAGTAGATGCGTTCTTTAAGTCTCGTGAAAAAATTACATCATGCTTTAATCAGCCACTCAATGGAGTAGACGATGATGGTAGGTTTAGAGACTGGTTTATTCCTCAGGAGGGTAAAGAGTACTATGTACACGTTGACTTGGCCCAGAAGCATGATCATTGTGCTGTATCTATGGCGCATGTTGACAGATGGGTGCAACTAAAAAGTTTTCTTAACCATAATGTTGTGAGTCCTTTAGTTGTAGTAGATTGTGTAAGATGGTGGACCCCTACCTCAGATAAATCTGTAGATTTTTCAGAGGTTAAGCAGTTTATTGTGGACTTAAGATCGCGTGGATTTAATATTAAAAAGGTAACATTCGATAGATGGAACTCTCACGATATTATGGCAGAATTAAGAATGATAGGAATAGAAACAGAAACTCTTTCTGTTGCCAAAAAACATTACGATGACATGGCAATGCTTGTTGGGGAGGAAAGAATTGTCGGACCTTCAATACCACTTCTTATAGATGAATTATTGCAGTTAAGAATTATTCGTGATAAAGTAGATCACCCAAGAAAAGGCAGTAAAGACTTGTCAGATGCTGTATGTGGATCTATTTACAACTCCATTGCAAACAGTAAAAAGCAATCCCAAGAAGTTGAAATAGAAGTGCATACCTATAAACAATTTATAAGAGACAGGCGAAAAGAAGAGGCTGAGAAGAATGTTATCCAGCCTCCACAACAAAATGATGGCATGAGCGACTGGTCGATTGGCCTAGTTTAAGGATTTATATGGACATGAATGAAGAGATATTAAAGATGTTCGTTGAATACGGCTATGTAGAGGTCGTTTCATATAATGTTGCTGGCGACCCTATATATAAACTAACAGAGTTATTTTATAAAGAGCAAAAAGAATTGGCCCAATGGATGAAAGAGCAAGACTCAGATATTATGAGCAGTCTGTGGTTTAAAGGATTCATTGATTTAATGATGGACAATGATGGTAAGTCTTATATATACTTAACAGATAGGTCAGATACCTGGCCTGAGTCAGATGATCTAACTGATGATGAAAAGTCAATGATGTATCTTATCTACAGTACTGGAGCATATTCTAATGAAGAGTCATAATGTTATTGACTACTACAAAGAGTGGGAAACAGATCAGGTTAAGGCTGATCTAGATACAAAACGTCTTCCCTTTGTTGTGGGATTTGAGAACATCTCTGGAGACTTTAATAAGGCTTCTGGAATTCGTAATAGCAATGCATTTCTTGCTAAAGAATCTTGGATTATTGGAAATAAAAAATGGGACCGTCGCGGTGCCGTAGGAACTCATAACTATATCCATTTGAAGTATGCCCCATCTCTTGACCACATCTATCTTAACGAGCCAAATATTAGAGATATGCGCTGGGTGGCAGTAGATAATGTTCCTGGAGCAATTCCTATCACTCAATACGAATGGACTCCAAATACCTTTATGATTTTCGGAGAAGAGGCTAGGGGTGTAAGTCCAATGGGCTTGGGTATGGCTGATGATATTGTAATGATTCCACAACTTGGTAGTGTAAGAAGTCTTAATGTTAGTGTCGCAAGCGGCATTATGATGTATGACTATGCAAGCAAACTTGGAATGCTATAATACTATGGAATGCAAATTTTGTGGTCAGCCAGCGGAATGGGTTGGAGAAAGAAATGAAACTAAGACCTATGCTTGCAACACACATTTTCATGCATACTACATAAGTTTTTGGAGATGGGAGAAATACGATGGCTGAGACATACAAACCTACAGATTCTATGGCAGCAGCGGCACGCCGTGCTTTAAAATGGAAAGAAGAAGGAAAAGCAAAAGGCGCTGGTACATCTGTTGGATGGACTAGAGCAAGTCAACTTGCAAACAAAGAAAATCTATCTTTAGATACAGTAAAAAGAATGTACTCTTATTTTTCTAGACATGAAGTAGATAAGCAAGGTAAGGGTTTTAATTCTGGAGAAGAAGGTTTTCCATCTAATGGAAGAATTATGTGGGAAGCCTGGGGCGGTGACGCAGGATTTTCCTGGTCTAAAGCAATAGTTAACAGAATGAAGAAGGTTTGGGAAGGCTCCCCCTTCGATATAACTAAATAGACTCCGATATGCCAGCAATGCCGAGTTACGCGGTTGATACCAGCATGAAGTTAGTCAAACGTGCAGATACCTTGGGATGGTGTAGTTACCCGCTGGCATATCGGTTATGGAGAATGGTGTAATGGCAGCACAAATGTCTTTGGAACATTTAGTTTAGGTTCGACCCCTGATTCTCCAGCGTTTTATATAGTGGTCTGTGGCGCAATGGCAGCGCAATCGGCTGTTAACCGATGGGTTGTAGGTTCGAATCCTACCAGGCCAGCGTGGAAATGCATACTAGTGATGAGTGTCAAAAGTATTGGCGAGATAGATTCTCAGAACAAATTGAGGGATGTATTAATCCTCCATTTGCAGAAGAATACTCTCAGCAGGGTCAATGGTTTGCTCAGGGATTAAAGTATGCAATGATGATAATCCGATGGGACTATGACGAGTAGATATGAAATACTTTACATTTTACTGCCTTGTAAAAGATCGTACCAACTATAACTTTCTTCCACATGTTACTATCTACCCAGACATGGTAGAGATAATTGATTGGGGAAAGAAATAAAAGTTCTTGGAATCTCTCCAGCACATGATTCTAGTGTCTGTCTATATGAAGATGGAA